TAATTGTCTCTAGCTCTGCGCTTAGTGACGCTATAGTTGCATTTTGTCGTCTGATGTTTTCTTGTGTAGCAGTCAATTTAGCAATAACATTTTGCCACTCTAGTTGGTTTGGTGCATTATCTTTGTAAGTATAGTTAATAACATCTCGCTGATTTAACAGGTCTCGTTCTTCATTCTCGTACACACTTAGTTGTTGCTCTGCCGATTGAATTTCTGCTCTTTTAGTAGTAGCCTGTGCAACAAGAGAATCAAATTGACCTTGAAGCAACTCTAATTTACTTTGGTATTTAAGTATTGCAATACAAAGAGAGTCAGACATGTACTTAGATTTTTTAATAACATTGTAATTTCCATCATGTTGAAAAGGATACATATAAAAACTATAATCTTCAAGATAGTTGGAGCCGGTAGGGGACAATCTACGGAAGTCTACCCCATCTGCACCGTAGGCTACTAATCTTGTTACCATTGCCTCTGCATCAATATCAAGGTTAAATGATTCTAAGTACTTTCCTTTTTTTGTTCTTAATCCTCTATTCTTACCAACGTTTTTAGGATGGTGAAAGTTCACTGTTCTCTTTAGAGTATTAAAAACTACTGCAGCATTAAATTTTTCACAAATATCAAAAATACATTGCAAAGCATTTCCTGAAGACATTTCGTAAGAGCGATATTTTAAATCAAAATCTGCATCAACATAGTCTATTTTCCAGTTAGTTTCTGATAAGAAGTTTCTGACATGCGCTGATAGATTAAGAGACTCTTCCTTATAGTCTCGTATTAATGAACTTGCTATTTGAACCCCTAAGCTATAACACTGGTACGAGACAGATTCAAAACCATCTTGCTCCATTGTTTTAGTAGACTTCATGATAACAAAGTATTCTTCTTCTCCATTTAAAGTTAGACGAATAAGATATCTATCTCTCAATACTTCTAACAATGGGTTAACTATTTCTTTATGATCACTACTATAAATTGTAGCTGGCACTGTGAAATTCAAAGTATTCAAAGCACTAAATTTAATTGAGAGAGAAGCATTGTAAAAATCTTTAACTCTTCCCACGGTTTCTTTGCTGACTTTGCAAACTTCTAATTTTGGCATGGTTACAATCATTTGATTGTTATAATATGAAAGTGACACTTATTGCCCTCCTTTAATAAGATTTATATACAATCTCATATTTTATAATAATATCAAAATCTCCTGTAAAAACTATTTTTGTAGCGGAGTCTGTATCATATTTATTGCCTAGAATAAAGCGCAAGTAATCATCATTGCACAAATCGAATAGATAACGTTCATTCTCTGCATAGCTACTGCGTATCGTTTCCATTGCACAGTCCACATAGGCAACTTCTCCGTCAAGCATGTCTCTTATTTCAAAATTGTTAACTCGCTGTCCTTCCATAAAAGTTTCAATTCTGATAGAGCCATTACCTCTTTTTTTAATTTCTAATCGAGGAGCTAAATCTTCATCTCCATCGTTGTTAATCCAATCTGTAAGAGTACCACTAATAGATTTTTTATATTCTCTAAATCCAGAGGATATAAAGTGACTATCACACCTAACATTTAAAGTGATATATCCCTCTTTCAAACCGTTGTGAATTAACTGTGGAGCCCCTTCAAATAGAGCATAAATTATCTTGTTGGGATCAGTTTCGAACCATAAAGGCTTATATTCCTCTTGGTCAAGCCATCTAGCAATAGCCCTTAAATTATCTCTCTTCTCCCACTCTTCTATAAAAATAGTCAAAGGAAACGAGAGTGGTTTTTTCTCCACTCTCGAAAATAAAGGCACATCCCGTCCAGCAATAGATTTCTCTATTATTGAACGGTTTGCTAGAAAGGGTTCTTTATACAATCCTGTTCCAGAATTTATCATCATAACACCAAAGTCTTCACTACTGATGCCATCATAAGTAAAGCTCAAAGATTCAAACATTGTTAGAATTTCCCCTTCTTTGTTTTAATTGTTTCCATTGCAGTTCCAGCTAATCTGTCCATTGTTGTTTTATTCATATTTACAAAGTCACCATTAAAGTTAATATTATACTCTTCTTTAGTTTCTCCTCCACTAATATTACTAATAGTAGATTTAACATTCTCAAGAGGTCTAATAATTCCTTTAAGATGTTGTAACATAACTCTGCTACTATCTACAGTTTGTAGAAGCTCTGACGTTTCTATAGGGTTATTTACAACTTCTCCTTTGTGTCCAATGAACCATTGACCACCTATTCCATCGACACCGCCTGTGGTATTGCGATTATTAAGCATACCACCAGTGTTTAATGATGCTGCATAGTTTTTAGCTTTATATTTTAAATCTTGGTTTTTAATAATTCCAGACTGATTTCCTAAGAAGCTCTTAAATTGACTACGCTGACTCTTGTCTAAGCTATTTAGAACTTGAGCATAAGTGGAGTCCGAGCCGATTTTAGAACCAGCTGCCCTACCTTCTGAAGCCATTTGATTAGCTTGGGGCTGAATCTCATTCTTAATAGACTGAGCAGTTTGTGGAGTTATTAATATTTCTCGCATATATTTAGCCATTAACACCTGCATATCTCCATAAGACATAGGAGTTTGAACTCCATAAGGATTTTTAGCATTAACTATTTCTTCTTTCCCACCAAGGAACTCTTGGAAGTATTTATCATACTTACCACTAGACATTCCCATATTGCTTTGAAGATATTGTTTAAATGCCTCACGCTCAGCAGAAGTTAAACCTTGCATAGCACTACCAAAGTTTAGTCCAGAGTCAATACTAGAACCGCCTTTATATCCAGACTGTCCTAGTTCTCTACCTTTATCTCTAGCATTTTTCTGTGCTACTCCAGTAAGAGCTGGAGCAACATTGTCGTATAGGAATTTACCTAGTAAAACTTCCATATCTGCTGAAGTGAGATTGCCATTGGAGGATTCTGCACCACCAGTATTGCCAAATCCATCATTGGGATTGAAATTATCAGTGAAGCTATTAGTTATCTCTGAAGCAAGTTGCTTGAACTCTAGCATTTTATCCATGGCATTTTGAAGATTGTCTATAACATTTTGACGTATTGCTGTACCTACTGCTTGCATTGTGCCATCCATAGAGTCTGCTAATTGTGGCATAGTTGCAGTAAGATGAGAAATATGCTCTTGCAATTCATTTTGTACTTTATCAAAGTGACCATTTAAAATGTCTTGTCGAATTTGAGCGAATTTACGTTCATCATTCAATAAATCTTGATAGTATTTTTCCCAGTATTGTTTCTGGCGATCAATACTTGCAATTAATTCATCATGAGCTTCATTTTCTGCTTCAGTTTTACCTTCTATTTCTTGGTCTTTCAATTCCAGTAAATCATTTAGACCTTGCTTTTGAAGTTCGATATCACGTTGATGTCTACGCTCTGCAATGTCTTTGTCGATTTTGTCTAGTTGCTCTTGAAGGTTTTTACGTTCCTTCTTAGCAGAATAAGAATCGTCCATAGATAAAGTATTGATACGCTCTTGGATTTTATTTCTTTCTTTCTCCATATCGTCTATTTCCATGTTATATCCACGTTCTGCTTCTTGGCGGTCAATCAGGCGTAAGCGCTCTTCTACGTTTTTACGGAATAAATCTTGCTCTTCTTTAAGCTCTTTTAAACGCTTATTGTGTACTTCTGTTGCTTTCTTAGCTTCTTCGTCTAACATTTTCATGCGTTCATCACGAAGCTCTTGATAAGCATCTTTTAAAGCAGAAATAACTTTATTGGCAATATCTTCTGCTTTAGTTTTGTTTGCATTTTCTAGTTGTTTCTGATAATCTTTAATTGCATTAGTAGCTTGTAAATATGCAATATGCTCATCTTCTAAAAGCTCTTTAACTTCTTTTATGCGGTCTTTAGTAATATCACGTTGTTTCAACTCTGCTAAAAGAGCATCACGAGTTGCCAAATGTTGGTCAGCTAATTTCTTTTGCCATTCTATTAGTTCTTCTGTATACTTACCATAGTCGGCAGAACCTTCTTCATACATTTTACGAATTTCTTCTAAACGAGACATTTCAAATTGAATGTCATCAGTAACTTCATCAGACTGATTCTTGATAGATACAAGAATTTCGAAGTCTCCTTCTTGAATATCAATCTGAAGTTGTTTAATTTGTGTTTGAAGTTCTTGCACTCTATCTCTAGCATTTGTCAAAGCACTACCATAGAATTTACCTTGCTTAATTAAGGCTGTTAAATCATTTAGCTCTTTACGATTGGCAGATTGTTTATTTTTCATAGCTGTATTGATATCAGTTAAAGATTTAACATATTCTTTTGAAGTAGAATCTAGCTCTTTCATTTGAACATTTTGATATTCTAATACTTTATCTTGCGCTGTACGCATTTTATCATATTTCGTTGCTGTTTCTTCTAATAGTACATTTAAAGATTCAATTTTTGCAAGATAGTTATCACTAATTGCAGAGTCAATATTAGAACTTTCATTTTTCAGCTCTTGAAGCTTATCTGTTAAATCGGCAAGCGCTGCTCCACTTAGCTTACCTTTATTAATCGTATTTTGTAAATAGACAATTTCTTCTTGATTAATTTTACGCTTGTTTAATAGAGCTTTGGCTTGTTTATCTAATTCAGCACGATAGGCATCAGAAGACTGAGAAAGCTTTTTCATGTTATTCTCAGTGTTTTGAATAGTTCTGTCTTGAACAGTTATACGATTCTGGTAGCTTGCTAATATTTCTTCAACCATAGTTACCTGAAGTTGTGCAATTGCTTGCTCAGTAGAAATGATATCTTGGCTTAGTTGACTAAGGTCTGAACGAGCTTTATCGACTGCTTCTGCACCATTGTCAAAGTAGCCGTAGCCACCACCAGAAGTAACTGTACCACTTGCTGTAGTAACCTTACCTGAGCGAATCTGGTTGACAAAAGCATTTGGATTTAAAACTTTACCATTTTTGTTTTGCTCATAGTGTAAGTGAGGGCCTGTAGAGTTACCAGTAGAACCTACTGTACCAACTTTCGTACCAGCCACAATTTGGTCTCCGACTTTAGCCATAACTTTTTCCATATGAGCCATAATATGTTTTACGCCAGAACTGTCTTGTACAATAACTAAGTTACCATAAGACCAATGTTGACCCTGAGATTTAGCACTACCTGCCGCTATTACTTTACCAGAAACTGGAGAGTTTATGGCTGTGTTTCTAGCTGCAGCAAAATCAACCCCTCGGTGATTATCGGCACGAGAGCCGAATGTAGAAGAGATGCGATGGTCGAAAGCACCACCAATTCTCTTGCCACCAGCAATCGTCTGGGTTGTTTGAGCTGTCTGTTTTACATTTCCTGTTTGAGCTATTTTACCTGTAGCAACTTGATTCTTTAATGCTTTCTCTTGGTCTTTCATTACTTGCAAGCGTTGTTGTTCTAATTTAATTGTTTCTGCAAGAGCTAATCGTCTCTTATTAGAACCTTTTTGCTCTGCTTCCATTATGGCATTTTGTCGAGCCATAGCTTCATTTATTTCTTCTAATTTACGTTTATACTTATCAGCAATATAGATAGACTTTTCTTTTTCAGAATTATTGTCTTTTGTAGCTTTGCTATTACCTTTTGTAGATTTAGAAGAGTTCTCTATTTCTGCGCTAAAATTTTTAATTGAGCTAATATTAACATCTAAACTAGATTGCAATCCTTCAAGTTCAGCTTTATAACCACTTACTGCTGAACCAGCTGTAGCACCAGTAGCCATCATTCCGATGGAAGCCATTTGACCAGCTACGCCACCTATTGCTATACCACCAATAACAGATGCCGCTTTGGCTGCTATCTCATTGGCTTGAACATATTTAGTCAACATTTGAATTTCTTTTTTAAGGAAATCTATGCGAGCTCTAGTTCCTGTAGCAGCAGCTAAAGTTGCCTGTTGTTCGGCACTTAGCTTTCCGTCTTTCATTAGTTGATAAGCTTTTAATAGTACTTTGTTAGCTTCTTGTTCTTTTTCAATAGCCTTTATTTTCTCTGACGTAAGCTCAATAGCTTTTCCATCTGCATCCAAAAGACTCGGATATATAGCCAAAAGCTGTTGCATTACAGTGTCACGTTTGTCAAGGGCATCTACTAAGATTCTTTCTGCCCCAGATAAACTTTTCTTAGCTTGGATATTTTTCAGCTCTTCTTCAGTATATCCAGCTAATTGATGAGAAAGCATTGTATACTCAGATAGTAAATCAGATGTATCATCAATTTGTTTTTGAGTAACTCCAGCCATTCTTTCTGTTGCATTAGCATATTCATAGGCAACATCAATTAACTCTCCTGTTGCTTCTGCTAAATTCTCTAATTCTCCTTCTGAATCTGCTACAGGTGTCTTGCCCTTTTCTATAGCTCCTATGAATTCATCATAGCTAATTTTAAATTGTTTAAAATCCTCTTTACCATTTTTAGCTTTAGCAGTTAGGGCATTTAATTTTTGAGTGGCTTCCTCAAAGGCTTTTGAATCTTTGCTACTAATAGCATTAGACATTAATTTTTGAACCTCTGCAAACTCCTTGGCAAAGTCTTTGAGTCCTGCACTATCCATTGGTAGTTCTAATGTTTCTATGAATGCTTCTAGTGATTGTTGCACATTAGGATTTATCTCTACATCATTAACAGAATTGATAGCGTTTGTAACTTCAAGCATTGAGGCTTTAATCTCACCAGCCTGTGAAGCAACTTCTGCCTGTAATTGAGCCAATTTAAATTCTTGCTTAGAAGTATCCATACCTCTTGCTGTCAGAGCTTCAATAACTTGTTCTGTATCCTTGATGCGACCCTCTAGAGTGTTATTTAGGAAGTTGGACATAGACTGCCACCACTTACCATTAATTCCTTCTAACTGCTTATTAAACTTATCTTCTGCTCCAGAAATTAGAGCGTTTTGCTCGGCTTTTACAAGCTCTTCCGTTGCTTCTTTGGCTTTTTGAATCCCCTCAGCAGATTTCAAATGAGCCTGACCTGTTGCATCAATGTGATCAACTAATGATGGCATTAATTCTGCTAGGCGTTGTTGTACATCCAGATATTTCTCTTCGTTTTCAGAAGTCCAAGCATTACTGTTGTACTCTTTCATAGCTCTCATACTTTCGTATGATTTAATCAGCTCATCTACTTGTGTCTTATTTACGCCCAAGGCATCTTTATTAGCCTTCATTTGAGCGTCCATTTTTTCTTGCATTCTAATATTCTCTGAAATAACACTTGTAAGTTTTTCGATGGCAAAACCTACTGCAAAGAATACTGCTCCTACGCCAAGAGTAGCCATTAATCCGGCTACTGAAATATTAAGAGCTTTGACCATTCCGGCTGCTCCGGCTGCTGCTCTACCAAATAAAGTTGTAGCAGTAGATGATGCTACAGCCGCCTGAGCTTGAACACCCATAGAAATTACTAGGTTGCGGAAGTTTTTATTTAATAATACTACAGCAACACCAACTGTACCAAGAATTGGGCCAAGAGCTCCCATTTCACTAATGAAACTTCCAGCCCCATCAGTAGCGCCTTGGAATATAGAGGTTAAAACTACAATTCCATCATATAAAATGCTTGAACCAGCTTCATTTGCAAAGCCATACCAAGCATTTTTAAGACGATTGATACGAGCTTCTAATGATTCTGCGTATTTATTTTGCTCTGACATAGCAGAGTTTTGAGAGTGAATTGATGATTCTGTTGCTTTCAGACCCATATCATAGTTCAACATTAACGCATTGAATCTTGACAATTGGTTTGTACCTGCAACTTTAACAGATGTATTTTGTCTTTCTGCATCTGAAAGTTCGTTCCATTTACCAGCGATTTCGCCAATAATTGCAGATACATCTTTTACTTTTCCTGCCGAATCTTCGATATTAATACCGATATCAGCTAATGCGCCAATTGCTTGGCTATTTGTTGTAATACGTGAGAAAATCGTTTTTAATGAGTTACCAACTATTGATCCTGCGAATTTATCCAATATTTCTATTGGTTCAGACTATATCATCATCCTATTAGGATGCTCTGCGCTTCAATACTATTATTTCAAATAGTAAATGTGAATTTCATATCCGTATCTTTTGGACTTAGGACGTTTATTCTAGTCGTTACACTTTCAAAGAAGTTTCCTTCTAAGCTTAGCTCGGGATTGCCATATCATTTGACTTAGGTTTCCCCGATAGCCTGTTATAAACAGACACCCTAGATTTCTAGGTTCACAGAGTTATTCGACATGTATTACTACATGAAGGAGCAAGGATATTTACTCACGTGTTGCTACACCAATCAATTATCTTCACACAGAATCGCTAATTCTGTGCCGTTCTTTTAGAACTGCTATATGTCGCCATATAGTTGAGACTATATCAAACTCTTCTAGAGAGCCTTCTCTTTTCCCTTTATGAATTATCTCTGTTTTTCATCAGAGCCTCGCTTGAGGGGTACTCCCTTTCGGGATAGTCGTTGGGCATTTACGAAATTTAATTCGATTTAGCACAGGATTGTCTCATAGAGAGTTTCCCTGTTTAGAGAAGTTTAGACATGGTATCACTACCATGAATGCCTATAACATCAAGCAGTTGTGTAGCCTAACATATCATCGAGTGACACATTGAAAGTTTTTGCAGTTGACCTTTGTGTTCAACTAAGTTCGCAACGCTTAGTTCGTACCGTCTTAACGTAGGTACAGCTACATATTTCTATGCAGAGCAGACTATATCAAATTCTCATAGAGAACCTTCCTGTTTCGAGTGTCATTTGCTTACACCCTACGTCTTTCGACTAGTCGTTAGAGCTGTTCCACTTCTAATGAAGTATCTTTGCTACGGGATTGTCTTCACCTTTATGTGGTCAGAGTTTCCCCGTTTAAGGAAGTTTAGACATGATATCACTATCATGAATGCCTATTTATTAAGCTGCTTTATTCATTGATAGGGCTAAATCCCTAGTTGTAATTGCGAAATTGTTATCACTTTTCTGTTACTTTCGTCATATTGACTACTGACCATTTCTGGCGAGATAATATTTCTATTATCTTCTGCATTTTCTTTTGTTATATATGCAGAGCAGAACATCCCTTCCTCTACTTGAGAGGGTGCATTATGTTCGTTGCACGTCCCTATTAAGGTTTCGCTCACGGTTATCCACTTCTGGACTTTCCCTGAATTTAGCACATTTTACATGTATGTCACCATACAAGGAGACTGATAAAGTTAATCTCATTTAATCTATCCGCAATACGTAATACCCCACCTGTTTCGTCACCAAATGCTGTCATTGCCGATGTTAAAGCATTCATTGTTTCGTCAGGTGTTAATTCAGAAATGTTCTGTAAAACTGTTGCTACATTAGCATATTCTTGAGCTTGTTTATCATCTAAACCTGTTCGCCCAAAATCACCAACAAGTTGCATGTAGTCACTAGTTACACCAGATAATTCATCAACATTAGCAATCATACTTTCTATGATAGTGTTGAATTTATATTCTGGTATATCCATAACTCGCTGCAGCGAAATAAGCGCTGAATCTAGTTCAATTACCTTCTCTGTTAAATCTTGTATACCACGAATTGGTGCGTAGAAAACAGTGGCCGAGAACATCCACACAGGGAATTTTTGTAAAGCCTGAGACAGAGCTCCGCCTAATCCTTGTGATGCACGAGCGGCGGTAACAGCCTTAGCCCCTAACATTTCTACAGCACTAGATGTAGTTCTAATTTGTTTTTGAAGCTCTTTGAATCCTTGTGGGTTTTCTACCTTGGTTAATTCTTTGCGTAATTCTTCTGTTTCTGCAATTAAACGTTTGTATTCCATTTTATCCACAGTGCTTTTGTGGATTGTACCAATACGAATAATCTTAGCTTCTAGTTTTTCCAAAGCTATAATTTGTCTGTCAATTTGGTCTTCTACTCTATCATTAATTTTTACTGCTCCAGCCTCAGCTTTTAATGAGTCCATAGCTTGGGTCATACGAGCAATTTTAGTAGAAGAACTGTCAGATGACGCTCCTATAGCTTTGATTTCCTGATTAAACCTATCTAAGCTTTCAGTATTCATAGTTGAAACTGAGCGCATCTTATTTTCTAATTCATTTGCTTGAGCAGTTAATTTTTCTAAGGCATTGTTATCTTTAGCTATCTTACTAAATGAATCCATTTCAACCTTAGCGTCTTTGATATTCTGCTCTACTTCACGCATTTGTTTAGCTAATTTTATCTCATCTGCTCCACCTGATGAAGCTTGGGTTTGTAACTTGATAATATCATCAGTTAGTTTGTCAATAGTTTGAGATAGTCTAATATAATCATCACTGGTGCTTGGGTCTACATTAAACTTATCTTTAATTCCAGTTAGCTTTTGCTGAGCCTGACCTACTTTGTTTAAAGCCTGATTTAAACCTTCTAATACTTTGTCTGCATGACTAGCGCCAGATGAAACATCAAAAATATCTTTTACAATTTCTTTTAAACTCAGTCTGTCATTTGTATTTCTTAGTGATTCTATACTTGCCTTAAACTGTGCCAACTCTCCGGAAGCCACAACACCTTTTCGCCCTAGGTTCTCTAGTTGAATAATTACTCTATCTAGGTCTATATTAAAGCTTTTCGAAGTGGCATCTTTAGCCTTGTTTGCAATTTGAGTTAGTTCTTCAAATTCTCTTTTTGCATCTCCAGTTTGACTTTTAATCTTGGACATATTGCCAGTGTTAAAATCAACATCTAACTGAATGCTTTGTTTACTAGCCTCTTTAATAAAAGTTTGTAAGTTATTGAAAGCTTTTGTTCTATCGAAATCAACGTTTAGTAGAAGAGGGTTTCTTTCATAATATTTTTTAAGTGATTTTACACTGTCATCCACATTCTCTTTTGTTTTTGCATTATTGACCGCAAGAGAAATCAATAATTCAATTGGATTATTTGTCATCTATATACTCTCCTTTATCTATTTTAGGGCATGAAAAAACACCCCTTGAAGGAGGTGTACAAATTTTAAAAACTATATTTTTCTGAGAATCGTTTTAATTCTCGAACGTTTTCTAGCAGGTCTAAAGTATAACTACGTTGCATTCTTAATTTGTCAATATTCCCTGTTTCTAAGTAAGAAATCATATATTCTATAGATTTTATCAAATTAGATTTATATTCACTTAGAACATCGTAAACCTCTTTGTCTAAATTTGTTTCAATGGGAATATCTGTGGTGCTGACATTCTGCTTTATATCTGAAATATAGCTGATTGCTTCAGTTTTAGTTCTTGAAGACATAGATTTTAAATTCAACTGATTCATGTATGATCCAAATTCTTTTGCTCCAGTTGTAATAACAGTCATAGCACTAGCCATATTTGGACTTAGAGCATCCTCATGTGTTACTGACACAGGAATAGAGTTAATATCGTCCGACACATCATTTTCTTCCAAGTCCACTCCAGAACATCCGTATAAGCTAAAAAGCATCGCTCCAATAAATAATAATTTTTTCATCTAAAAAAAATCCTCCTTTGGTTATGTTATATTAACATTATGCACCAAAGAAGGATTGTTTAAAACAATTTTTTCAAATTATTTTACGTCCATACCAGCTTTCTTTAAAATCGACACTAATTCATCACGCAACTTATTGTCGTTTTTTAAAGATTCTATAGTGGGTTCAATAAATGGACGAGGACTAGACCAAATCCCATTTGGGTTTGACCAGTTCTCCAATAAGCCTTCTTCGATTGTGTCAGCTAATTCCTTCCCTTTTAAAGTATCCACCCCTTCTGTAGTATTTTCGTAAATCAATTGAATTTTATTTCCATTCGAACTAATAGAAGTTCTTTCTATGTTGTCTGGGTCTGCTAAGCCATCTGCTAAGCCACGTCTTTTATATCTACTTGGTTCATTTTTATCATAAACCTCTGACTGTACTTTTTGAGACTCTTCTTGCCCTATTAATTTTCTTAGCTGGTCATTAGAGCCTACAGCATTTAAAATATCTTGAGTTAAAGCTTTTTCTAAAGAGGCTAAGCTTTCATGCTTCATTTGTTAACAGCCTTAATTTTCTTTTCTTGAAGTTTTTGGGCATTTTGAGCTTGTTGTAAAAGTTTTGCTTTAGTTTCTAGCTCTTTATTAACCTTGCCTAATCGAGATATTGCAATATTATAGTCATTAAATACTTTTGAAATTTCATCAATATGGAAAACTTCATTTATCATAATCTCAGTGAAGCTAGATTCTACTAAAGTATCTTTTACTGCTAAGTGTCCTTCTACATCTACATCTGTAAGCATGTCTTTAACATCTGTAAAGTATTTAACAACTAGGAATTCTAAGTATTCCATTTCTTGCCCATAGTTTTTAAAGTAATCAATATTGTTTTCGCCACAGTAGCGAGCCGTTTCAAGAAATTCTTGTATCAATGCTGTACGTTTAGATTTACTGAATACCGGATGATATTGAATGAATTCTACCTCTTCTTCATCCAAATAAAACTTTTCTTTTCGATTTGCATTTTGAGCCTTTTTCTCAAAGTATTGTAAGTTTACTGCTTGTTCTTTTTTAGCCATAGTATCCTCGTCTCCTTTTTTGTTTAGAAAATATCACTTAAATCTTCTTTTACTTCTCGTAAATCATAAAATTGTTGTGTTGTTGTAACATCTTTGTGCCCTAGTAAGGCCTTTGCTTTTGAAATGTCTTTGCCATCTTGTAAAATATGTGTTGAGCGAGTACCACGAATTAAGTGTGGATTTACTCTCCTACCGATTATATCAGAAATAATTTCAGAACACCAGTAGTTTGGAGCAGTAATATTTAATTTTTGTACTTTATCACCAATATGTGATACAAATAGATATGGGCATTTATCATCTCCACGTACCTCTAACCACTTTTCTATAGCTTCTTTAGCTCTGTCGTCAAATACTAATTTACGAATTAGTCCTTGCTCACCCTCGCCTTTTGTACGAACATCATGAGTTTGATAGATATTTGGTTCAGTTTGAATAGGAGTGTTGTTTACAATATCTTTTTTTAATTGTAATAGTTCTGCTCGTCTACAGCCTGAAGCGTAGAGGAAGTGCATACCAGCTAGTATTTGCCATTGCTCATCTTCTTCTAGAGTTTTTAGGATTAATTCAAATTCATCTTTAGATAATGGAACTTTATTGTATACTTTGTTTTTTGTAGGTGGTTTTACACCTTCTACAAAGTTGCGAAAAGTCTCAAATTCTGGCTCTTCCTCATAATAGTTAATAAAGTATTTATTCATAGAGGAAATAGCACTGCGTTTCATTTTAATTCCACTTGATGACATGCCTCGTCTAATTAGCGCATTTTGAAAGCGCATAAAATCTTTCTTTTTGATATCATAAAAATTTTTCCCACGTAAGGACTCTTCTACCCATACATAAAAAATTCTCAGTGCAGAAGTATATTGTTTAAGTGACTCTTTAGATAGATGTGTAGATTCTTGTAGAAACTCTTCTACACTTTGTCTGTTGTACTTATTAATTTTTTGCCAATCTTCTTCTGTTATTGCTTCAGATTTTTTAGCACGCTCTCGTAACATATTGAGCTCTATTTCTTTTTCTTCTTCATCTTCAAATTCTAGTATTTCATCTAGTAATTCTTCATCTCTTGCCATTTGTTATCAGTCCTTTTTTCTGTTCGTTTTAATTGTTCTACAAACATTAGTATATTTATAGAACAATGAAAACAAACCATACTGGTATTGTTTCAACCAGTATGATAAGTGTTTCTATTTAGTTGTCAAAGAACGATTTAATTAATTAGCAATCTTCTTCTTCGTCTGTGTAAGGAGTAGAGAAAGTCTTACCAAGAGTGTTACAACCTTTAGGAGCAGTTACTCGGAAGTTGAATTCTGGAATATATGCTTCACCGTTTTGTAAAGCTAAGTTGAACGCACCAGAAGGAATAGCCTCTGGGAATACAAAGTGTAAATTCTCAGAAATATTTGCAAGCTCACGGTCATAAGCTACTGTACGATATTCCACTTTAAATTTATTAGGGAATTTGTTAGTTTTGAATGCCACACCTTTACCTGTTACTTCTTCTAGGTAGAAAGCTTCTAATTCATCTCCGATTTCAGCCTTTAATGTAGTAGCCTCAACAACTCCTGCTGTAGCAGTTAGTTCGTGTTGAGTACCATCTGTGTCTTCAACTCGGATAGTTGTTAGAGTGTTAAGCTTTGCTGGCAATTTAATTTCTTTAGCACCAGCGTTATCAGTTACTGTTAAGTAAACCATACGAGTAATTTTTTCTGTATACTCTTTAATTTTATCACCAGAGAATAAAGCCATAAATTCTGGTTTAAATGTTGCAGATGTAACATTTAAAGAGATATCCTTTGCAGAACGAATCATATAAGCCAGCTTGTTACCAATACCGCCTCGTAATTCATCTTCTGTTAATGTTTGTTCTAGTCCAGCTGTCTGTGCGTAACCAATAGCGATAACATTTTTTGAAACTAGGTCTGTAATAATAACCTCACATGTATCGTGGATAACTTGATCTCTTGACATGTATAAATTCCTCCATTTATTAAATAATTTATTGTTTAAACATACCTGCACTATTTCTTTCAAATGCTGATTTAGAAATAGAGGTATCTTTAATCTCAAATAGGTCAATCTTTTTCGCCCATGATTCTATTTCAACTTCATTAGAAACTGTTGCGAATAAAACATTTCTTTCATAATCTTTGTCTGCGCTTATTCGTGCATAAATATTGTGAACTTGAATAGGAGACATTTTACGAACATCGTCTAGAGAGTTGGGTGTTAAACTAGCAACACTAAATACTATGTCAGAGTTAGTAGGAGTGTCTTTGTTTTTCGCTTTGTTCACTTCTTTATCTCTGTCGAATATTTCTTGCAGTTTAGGGTTTGGACTTACCTTCTCTTCTTTTATGAGATTCATTTTCATAATATACTCTCGCATTAATAGAAAAGAGTCATCATTTGAGAAGATATCTGCCAAAACTGGTATAAAGGTTTCTGAGTCTTTACTATAATCATTTATGTCCAGCATATAACTTAGAATTATTTGATAGGCGCTTAAGATTTCGGTGTGTTCTAAGACCAGTTCTCTTAGAGAAAGTTCTTTAATTTGATTTAATTTTTTTAATTCTTGCTTATTTTCTTTGGGGATGGTTTTTCTGATGAGGTAGAAAATATGGAGAACATTTTGACCAACCCACCCAAGTTGAGAGTCTAAGTCTAAATATTCATCATAAGTTAAAAATCTCATTAATCCAAAAGGAGTTTCAACAGGCTTCTTAAAAGAAATTTCACTGTCTGATAGAGTTACTTGAATGTGCTCGCTCATGGTTTCATATTTGGCGCTTTGTTATTTGCAAATGTCATGCGAAAATCAATACGTCTAAATCCTTTAACAGTGTCTCTAGGGTCTCCACCTATTGATTCAAACTTACCAAAGCCAGCCATTCCCTTTTTATGGATTAAAAGCTCATAAACACGATCCCTAATTCTGCTCATACGGAAGTCATCTTCATAGTCTTCATGAACTAAAATGCTTAATATTACTTCTTGGTTAACTTGGAACGCATTTCCCCATATACTGCGCTCACGCCCCTCTTGCAAGTAAATTACACATTTTGAGTCATCATTGATATTAGTTCGCTTATCCCCTTTTCTGATGCGGTCTTTAACTAAAGTCCAATATTCAGAGCTGTTAACATCTACCAAATTTGGTAAATCGCTACTTAAAGGGTCTGGTATTGCAGTCTGAGCTTTCTCATCAAATCCCATGGGTTTGTAAGTCAGTAGTCTAAGCAGTTCCTCGTCTTGAATAAGAATCTTTTCAATTCTAGTCATGAATAGATATAAGGAGGCTGGTTTCATATAACTGCTATCAAATGGTTTTGTCATTTGTATTCATCACCCTCTGTAATCTGATTTCAATATAGCCTTTTCTCTTACTACCAAATTGAATTACTTTTTGGTAACTTAAGTCGGCAACTTTGTATTGAGCATTTTCTGTATCAATAACTTGGTTTAATTGTGGGATTGGTTCATGTTCTGCATATGGGAGATAAATCATCATTGAGCCCTCTGGTAGAACTATTTGAGAATTTCCAAAGGTACTGTAAATATTGGTAGTCATAACACATGGCTTTGTTAGATAGGTGATTTCTTTTTTCATAATTGGTTCGCCATTTGGCTTTGTTCCAATTTGAGTTTCTTTTATTCTTTGTTCTAGAGGAAAGTCAAAATTACACAGCTGTCCATATAACTGAGGAAAAGCTGAATCTGTAGTTTGCTTTATTGCTAGATAAACAAAATTGTCATGGCATATATAATCACCAATATACAATTTTAAATCTGGGCAGAATAAAAATTTACGATATTCGAAGGTGTCAATATCACTAACAATAGATGGCAATGGATTCACTTCATCCATATTGATAATTACATCACTACGAGAAGGAGAATCTAGAATATAAGAAAATTGGTTCATTTTTGTTTCATATAATGTACCTTCTTTAATATTCTTCCCTGTCGATAACACTCGTTTTCTATAAGAAGCTAAACTCATGTCATCACTCCTCTATTGATTCTATTTGTTTTTGTATTAGACCTGTGAGATGAAGAACCTTCTTTTTTACTGCATAATGATTGTTCTCTTTTGCCACTTCTTTTTTTAATATTCTTAGTCCACTTAAAACAGAAGGATACCATGCACCATTTGGCATAATATCAATAATATCAAGAACATGTTCAACTTCACTATATGTGTCTGAGACATAGTTTACCAAAAATTTATTCCTATCTTCATATAGTGGTAAAATCTGAAAGATAACTCCTTGAATAGTTTTTAAATAATCTCTATACTCATTGATATGCAATGTTCTCATTTTTTTCTACCAAACATTTCTACAATATTACCACTATAAGAATATCGGCTCATCAAGGTTTCTAAGTCAAATCTGAGATGGTCTTTAACCTTTGTTAATGCCTCTAATTGTTTCGCTGGACTATATGTTCTATAGTCTCTTGAGTTAAGAGCTGATGACAAGTTCTTCTCATCCATTAGGTGAGTATTCATATACTCTAAAACCATGCATTTCCCCAATATTTGAATTTCTAAATATGATAGATTACAATTAAACTCTTGTAACTCAACATTAAAGTTATAGATATTAGTTCGTGCCATAGTAAAATGAGCAATGCCATTTTCTAACCATTGTGTAAGCTCCTCTTCCAGATTTAAATCATCTAAAAGAGCGAGCTTATATGAATGGATATTTGAAAAGAATATGTCGTACACTTTAGTAAATGATGTTGCCATATACTACACACCTTCCCGATTATGACTCTAAAATATCTATACCTGCAATATTTTTAATTGCTGTTACAACACGTAAATCATTCATCTCTCCAGAAGCTGCTTTACGCTTAGCCGTAGAAATAATTACCATCTGCATAGCACTAGACATCTTAGGGAATACTTCCTCAATTTTATGAGGAGTTGCAAGCAAGCTTTCTACTTGGTCTTCTGTGTATACATATTTATATTCACGAGTAAGATTGAGAGCTTCTACTGCATCTTCGTCTAACACAATAATCCATGCTTCTTTAAGATGTTTTTTATGTTTAGATGCCATGATTTGTTTTAACTCGCCAAGCGGAATGTCTAGAGCATCACCATATTCATCAAAATCAATTGAGTAGCCATTTTTACCTTCGTAGCCATAACGACCTGTAGTATTGTTCATTACAGTAACCTTGTCAGTATCCTTTAAGACACGCTTGGCTGGTTCAGAAGGTGCTTCATCCTCTACGCCTGTTTCTACTGTTTCTACTACTTCCACTGTTTCTGCTTCTTCTGTTTTCTTTGCACGAGTGCGACCTGTTGTTGCCATAATTAATAATTCCTCCTTGTTTCTTTAAAAAAGGTGTGATACTATAAGTTTCACACCTTTCTTTTATTTTAAATTAAGATAAACGGATGATACCGTATTTGTCAGTGTAAGATACTGCTACACCAGCTTTTTGAATAAATGTATGCTCGATAGAAAGGTCGCCTTGGTTATTGTTCATAACATCAATGATAATAGGAGTACCTTCAGTAACAATTTTTACGAATTTATTAGAGATTGCAGGTAATACTAAAAGGTCAGTATTAGAAAGGTTGAACTCATAAGTACCAGCTTTGAATGATTGTTGAAGCATTACTGTTTCATAACCATTGAAGATGCCTACACGACCAAGTTGGTTGTATTGATCCTTAGTAGCATCACCAGCATAAGAAGGTCTAAGTGGGGTTAAAGCAGCAGAAGTACCAACAATCATAGCTGAACCGTAAAGAGCTTCGATGTTTTGGCATACACGGATGATTTCATCTTCATTGTAAGTACCAGTGTATTTAAACTCAGGAGCGATTGCATTGTAAGCACCATATAAAGCGTTTTGTACCGCTAAGGCAATTTCACGTTCATAAGATTTTACGACTTTAGCTACCACTTGACTCCAGTTGAAACGACCAGCTAAGAAACGGTAGAATTCTTCATAAATAGACACAGCAAATGTTCCAACTTGTACTGGTAAACGCCCGTTGTCTAAACGTTGACGACGCAGGTTACCTGTACCATCAGCAACAAGAGCAACTTCAAATAAATCTGGATTTTCAATATCAAATACAATTGTATCGCCCCAAGCAACGTTGCGAACTTCAGCAAACTGACCCATTACTTCTTCTAAGCGGTCATTGATAATAGGAGAGATTGTCTCTTGGATAATTTCGAAAATTTTATATTTATTTTGTTGGTATACATTGAAGTTTGAAATCTCTTCAGCTGTAACCCCTAATTCTACTAAGAAAGCTTCACGTAAAACGTCATCAGCCTCTTGAGCCGAAAAGTTTTTTACTTTGTTACTAGCTAAGTCCACAGCTAGTTGTGTGTATGATTTTTTGAAATTAAGTTTCATATTAAAATATTCCTCCGATTTTTATAAAAATAGTTTCCTAGATTAGACTGTTAATACTCGTAATAAAACTGCTGGACGAGCATCCCAATAGATTTTAGTTAAACGTTCTACTACAAATGTAGTTTGTTCTGTACCAGCGGCAACCTTATAGCCTAATGTAGCTCCATCGGCTGTGATTACATCCCCTACTGCTGGAGTAGCTGTGAATAATGATTGTTCGACTTGGAATTTATCACCAATTGTAAGGTGGTAAGCTCGCACAGGGTGGTTTGCAGGAGTTTCATAGTCTAGCTCATCTACACGTTTTTGGTCATATTGTACTTCTGGAGCAGCTACTAAAAGAACTTCTTTATCAGCTTCTGGAGCTACTGCTTTAATGATTTCACGAGAATTAGCATCAGCTTCTCCTAGAGAAACTAGAGCACCCTGTGGTAAAACTTTATCCATAGTAACAGATTCAATGTTACCAACTTTTGTTGCTTGCAATTTGTCTAAAACGATTTTTGTCATAATATTGTTTCCTCCGAATTAATTAGATTTACCATACATAGTAAATAAACCATTGTATAGTACTTTCTCTTCTTTTTCTTCTTTTTGTACTACAGGAATAGAAACTGGTTCTTTTTCCTTTTTCTCTTTTACTGAGAAGTTTTGCTTTCCAATTTCTGCAAAAATTAAACCTTCTAATTCCTCTACAGATTTGTCAGCATGTTTTTCAATAGTAGATTTTAGAATATCATCCTCTAATTTACCAGAGAACTTTTCTACTACTTCATTGATTTCAGTTTGTCGTTTAAATGTGCGAAGCTCTTCTAGCTCATTGCTTTGTAATTTAAACTGTTCAGTTAGAACTCCATTTTTTGCAGTTAAGTCCTTGATAGTTGCCTCATGATTTGTAATAGTAGTCTCTAGAATAGAAAATTCTTCTTCTGTTCTATTAAACATATCATCCTCATTTTTAATATTATCTGTAGACTCGTCAATAACATGTTCTGTTACTGAAACAACTTCTGTTTTTTCTGTTATTACCTGTTTAGTATCTTCAATAGGATTGTCATTCTCATCAAGTTCAACTATAGTTGTAATAGTCTCACTATTTTCTGATTCTACCTCTGTTACTTGAGTTTTTCCAAACTCTTCTACATCTCCAGAATTTTCTGCTTCTTCTTTTACTTCTTCAGTTTCATTTGTCATAGTTACATCAGCCACTATTTGACCTCCTTCTAAATTGCCTTTGTTAAATTCGGCAATCATTTGATTAAATTTCAACTGGAATTTATTATTTTCATAAATTTCAATTGATGCACTTTCAAAGCATGGTTCTACATGACCATAAGGGTCTTCTTCAGTTGCTATCCCTAATATGCATAAAGCTGAAAATGTAAAATTATCAACTCTGAAAGACTCTTCTCCATCTATAATAGCAAACGAACCGTCATTAACTTTGATTTCCATAGACTGATTAAATTTGCCATTTTTTAATAGAGTATTTAGTTGTGGATAACGACCAGTCCAAAAAACACATTTATCTACAACAAAGTAATCTCGTTTAGTACCATTGGTTTCTTCTATTGTTTCCCAATAGGTGTTTGCATTTTCAGATACATAGCCAAAAGGCACAGTTGTGTCAATATATTCCACACCGTCATCTGTCATAACAACCTTTCCACCATGTCCTTTGAAGTTGTCTGTAGACTCATCATATTCACCAACAATGGGAATTCCAAATAGTGTTGGCAAAGCGTTTTTTACAGAAGTGTCTGTAAGATATGAGTTGTTACGATTAAGTCCTTTATACAACACCTTTGCCTTTCCATAGGAGAACTCTGGGTTTTCTGGCTTCTCTGTAGATTGAGAGAATTCGAATTCGAATTCAACCATTTGTTTTTTCTTTAAAGGGTTTTCCATATTGTTATCTTCTCACCTCCTTTAAAGAGCATAATTATATAGCTATGCTCTATTTTCATTGGCATCTGTATCTCTAGTTACTGTTGTGCTATCTGCTATCTTAGTATCACTCTCTGGCGGTCTACCAGATTGATTGCTATTATTACCACTCATTGTGTGAGAAGTTTGTAATGGCTTTAGCTTCATTGTTACACCAAGAATATTATTCTCTAAGTCTATATCATTTAAAAATTCATATGGATTAGAACCTTGTGCAGAGGCAACATGAGAAGGCGGAACTAATCCACTTTGGGCTCCTGTAAGAAGCTCTTTAGTTTTTTCTTCTCTGCTAAAATAAGTTAGTTCTAAGATACGAGTTTTCATCTTAATAGATGGAAATTTATATCTCATTTTAAAATTGTAAGTTTTTTCTACTTGCTTATAGAAACGATATACTATATTTTCATTAGCTTTAATTGCTTGACCCAATCCAGTAGATGTTGTAGCATTAGCTAGTTGCTCTGGCATACCAGCACCAGTAAATGCTTGTGTAGTAGAATCTTTGATGTTACTTTTTTCACTTGTTCCACGTTCCGTTTTTACAGCCGTTACATCCATAGGAGAGGTTATTACAGACACACTTTCTGGCACAGCTTGAGCAGCCAAAGCATCAAATCCTCTAGCTAAATCTGAACTGATAGCAAATTTGTCTACAGTGTTTTCATCTACAGGAATTTTTTGATGTAATACTAAGAAGTTATCAATTTCTGCTCGGTCTTTTGATAATGCCTTATAGAAACCAATGTCGCTTAAATCTGTAGCCATATTAATAAAGTATGGTAAGCCATAATCTAAGTCATCATTTAACTTCCAGCAAACAGTATTAATAGGGTCTAATTGAACCCATTTATTTCCCGTTCTCTGATAATATGCATAGCCTTTTCTAAACTCTTCTGGATAAGATTGTATGACTGGAGATACTTTTGTTTGATCTATACTTTCTTTATTATCAAAGAAAGAAAAGTCAAATTGAAAGGCACGAATTCCATCTTCGAAAATACTAGATACACGGCAGTATTGAGGGTCTAATTTCATAATAAAATATGAGTCATCTGTCTCTACTTCATAACCATAGTACCAATCTTCTTTTATTATCGTTTTAAAAATTTTATTGAGTTCTGCTTGAGAATATCTGAGGTTTGCCCACTGAGCGCCTGAGCGATACATCTGTTCTAATTGTTTTTGCTTCTTTTTAACTCCGTAGGTATCCATAGATAATACCCAGTTCCATGTAGGCATACCAGATAGTACATTAATAAACCACTTATATAAAGAGTTAGCGTTGTAGAGATAAGTGGATAAGTCTCTTAGCTGTTTTTCATTACTCTGAGGATTTTGCAACCATCTTCGAATTTCTTCTTCTCTGAAATTATTGCTTGAACCCCCAACGTTGTATCCACCTTGCTTACTAGTTTTGAGTGGTTTATAGTATCTCCCATAGTTATTAGTTGGCATATTAGTGAAGCGAGATAACATATTCTTATAGTCTTCTGTCATGCCATTGTCTAGGTTTTCATCTTCATGATTCAAATTATCACTTCCTTTCTAAAACTAGAAGTAAACTCCACCTCTACTAGCTCTTGGTTTTGCTTGTTTCATCATAAACATAGCCGTAGGGTCTGGGACTGTTAGGTTTCTACCTCGTAGTTCCATTTCTAGATATTCTGATACAAAATAGTTTAGATATGAGATAGAAGAGTATTTATCTTTTCGTGCTGAGCGAGACTCTTTAATTTTAACTGTCTCTCCGACACCGTCATTTTCATCTTCTAAGTTAAGAATCTCAGTAGCCATAATTGTAGTTTGAATATATGGCAATTTTAATTCCAACTGATATTCTCTTTCTAAATTTTTGAACCCATCATATTTTTCTAAGATATCTTTTGTTTCGTCTTCATGAATAGGTAGCTTGAACATGCCTTGTCGTAGAGTGTTTTTAAATATCTCTGCAATTGTAGAGTTTAAATTTCCACTACCGCCAACTTTCATTGAATAAATAACTGGCTTAGCATTATGATAAATGCAACGAGAAGCCATCTTTTCATCATTCATACAAGTCCATGGGTCATATTTAACACCACGTTCAGGGTCTGTTTTTTCTTCTGTTAATTGGTCAAATACACCAATACCTAGACCATTTGTATCTAACACTACGTAGTCACATTCAAAATCATCAAACAGCTGTCTAATCCTGTTGGCCATTGCATTTGTGTGACCACCATCAAAAGATTCTATATACATAAGTTGTCTTTCATAACCATGCTTTGTAGGTATGCATCTGGCAACAGTGAATACAGATGCGTCATTACTAGCACCACCAAGTAAGGCAATATCTCCTGATATCACTCGTATTTCTCCTTTAGCTTTTGCCGGAATACCAAGAGTCTTTTCTCCTAATAGTTCACGAGTTTCTTTTGGATAATACACTTGAGTTAAAGTGCGATTTTTTTGTATTTCTTCATATTTGAAGTAACTGTTCATATTAGTTCCCCAGAACATAGCTTCCATTTCCATAGAGAACTTTACTTCATTAAATGTACGCTCTGACATTTCGTCTTGAATTTCTTCTTCTGATTTTAACCCTTCCATAACAGAGACTTGATATGGTATTGCGCAACCAAAATATGATTGACCGTCTACCATGTTATCATTATAGGAAAGAACTCTATCCCAAGATTCATGAGCTTTATACCAAGCCGAAGATAGGAATATTTGTTTATTTCGTTCAAGATACTTTTTATTACCTTTGTATTCTGGCTTATTCATAAAGCCACACTGACGAGGGTCAGCTTGCATTTTACGTAGTACAGTATCAATAATATCTAGTGGAACCATACGGTATTCATCGACTATTAGTAAGTTTGCGCGGCCACCACGAGCACCTTCAGAAGCGGCAACAACTTCAATCCAGCTACCACTTTTAAAGTCTACACGGATGATGTTTGAACCGTCTTTAATTCCTCGTAAGCCATCAACAATTTCATTTCTTAATAATGGAGATTCATTGGCTATCTCTTTTATCTTGGTCACTATTTCCTTACCTTGAGATTTCAATCCGGCTGCTGCCTTGATTTTAGTTCTCGGATATAGTATCATTCTTGTTATACAATATACTGCCGTCAAAAAGGTTTTACCCTGACCACGAGCAGCAATATATGTCAAGAAATTGAAATGCATCATTAAATATAATAATATTTGCTGGAATATTTTTAGTTCTATTCCTAAGAAGTCTCGAACAAATCTATGTGGATTTGCTCTATAGAAGGATGTCCATTCATCTACTCCCTCTTCAAGCTTTTCACTCTTACTTCTTACTTTTTTTCGTTTTTTAGCAATATCTTTATACAACTCTGTATCAACAATCGATTTCTGTTTTTTAATTGTCATTCTCGTCACCTAAATCTGTTTCACGAGGTTTGACTGTGAATTGTTCTAGCATTTCTTGTGCTTCTTCATAGTATGGACTTTCTTTTTGCTTATTCCACATACGAGCCCATGGATGTAAGAAGAAAGTTACAATCATTTTGCGAATACCATCTACGTCAGCCCAGTCTGGATGAGGGTCTTTTACAGGACGTTCATTTTCTAACTTTTTAATAAAAGCTGAGAATGCATCTGCTTCTGAATTTCCAGTTCCGCCTTCTTGAGTTGGTTTTATACCAGCGGCTGTCATCAGGTCGTTCAGTGTTTTAACTTGTTTATCAACATCTAGACCTTTTTCTCGTCTTAAGCGCATGTCAAGTTGAGTCAAGCAAACCTCACGAATAATAGTTTCCATAGATGGACTATGGACTTCTGGGTCAAAGCCATATTTATAAAACTCTGAAGTTAACCAGATATATTGCTCCTCTGTTTTACCAGAGCCCCATATTTCTTGAGCTTCTAAGAATTTCTTTTCTGTCAGTTCCTTTAGTTCTAACTTAGCTTCTTCCTCTTCTTCTTTTTTCTTCTGCATATATCTAGGTTCAGAAAAAATAGTAGAATCTATAAATGTTTTATCTTTACCCCAAGATAAAGATGCTATTTGTGTTAAATACTTTTTGAAATCGCCTTTTGCCATTTCAAGTTTATCTTCAAAAATTGGCTTGTCAATCATTTGCATTGTTTCTAAGAATGAATCAAAACCTTCTTCCTCCCACTTCTTCCAAAGACAAGCTTTGCAAACTGGCAGTTTTCCGTCCGGAAAGTAATAATTATTTTTTGTTGCATAGAAGTTTTTGTCAATAGAAACAGTAGTCAAATCACATTGTATACATGTTTTTGTTGGCTTTTTTGGTACTGCCATTTAAATCACTTCCTTTTATCTTATGCTTTAATAAGCATCATAAAACCCTTGATACTACTCAAGGGCTATGTGATAATTATTAATATTCTTTTGTTATATTGTTATTAATGTTGATGGTATCTTGTGAGAATCCGCCTTTAAAACTAAAATTGTACATATTTGCAAATTGGACGATTTTTTCACTAGGCACAAGGTCGTCCACTAAAAATCCATTGCATTCACGTATTTTTGTTCTGCCTTGTGAAAAGCCAAGAGCGTGACAAGATTCAGTATTTTTAAATCCATATGTTTCATGAATATGTCTAGCCATTTGTGAACTTCCTACTAAAATCGCTAGATTTTCATTAATAGCTTTTTGTACTAACGCAGGTGTTTTACCAATACCTCTGCTAGTACTATCCGTTGCCGTCAATAAGAAGCCATACTTTCCTGCTAAATCTAATAGAGTATTAATTTCACTCTCTTTTTTTGAAGAAGCGTCATACTCTTTTATTGCTTGTGTAGCTTTCTTAGCTTCTCTTTGTACCTTTTTCAAGTCCTTAATTAATTCTTCTGTGTTTAATTTGATGTCTAATGTAACTTCGTTATTTAGTTTAACCATGTTTATAGACTCCTTTTTAGTTTTGTATGCTAAATAAGCATCATAGAATTTCTGTTCCCACACAGAAACTCTAGTTACCTACTTAATCTCATTAAACGATTGTAGTCGCAAAGAAAATGCATCTCACAGATAACCAGTCTGTAAGCTAGTAGTACCTTCCCAAATTATGTAAGGGCGGTAGATTAACGTGGTTCCGCCTTCTCACGACTTATTCGCTATTATAGTCTGTTTAAGTTTTCGACTTTATTTCTATAAAATTTCATTTGCAAATCCATATTTTTCTACTTCTTCAATAGTCATATACCAGTCTAAATTCATTTTGCGTTTTTCTTGCAATACTTCTAAGGGTATGCTAGAATTTTCTACAATATAGCCATCCATTTTGTCTTGAAGAATCTCATAGTGTCTAGTAGTATTTTGGATTTCTCGTAAAGTTTGCACATCCATTGGAGCACGCAACTCATGATACAGGAGTGTTGCATGTCTTGATACCATACGATAGTGACAGCTGAGTAGCAGGGGAATTCCCATACTCATGCAGATACCACCCTCTACGACACCAACGACTGGGGTAATAGAATTTTCAATTGCTCCAATCAAACTGAATCCACGATACAACTCTCCGCCTTGAGTATCAATATACAACATAATAGGGAGTCGTTCCTCTACCGAAACACCAAAGTCATCTCGATTATACTTATGAATCAGCATGATTATGTGATTGATTGTTTCTAGTGTAATCTCTTCAGTAATATATAATGTACGCTCATTAACCATTTCTTTTTCTAATAGCTCTCCAATAGAGCTAAATGATTCTTGAGACGCACCAAGTGCCTGCTCTAAATCATCAATAGAAATTGTAACTGACTCTGAATCTGTTGTATTGCAGTCTTTCTCTAGTTTTTCGTATGCTTTTAAAACTTTTCCTCTTAAAGAATTCTTAATTAATTGAGCACCTTTCATAGACTGCATCTCCTTTTGTCATTTGATTTCTTTTAATTCTAAATCTACAAACTCTTCTTTTTTACCATAAAGAATTTCAAACGTGTGTGTCGGTGTGAATGCTTCTGAGTTCTTTGCATTAATTTGTGTGTTGTTAACTAGCTTGGCATTATGAATTACTATAGAAATTTCATGTGATTGCATCATGGATTCCGGACAGTATAAAACTCCTTCTGCCACAATTTTATATCTTTTGCTGTCAATACGCATCGGATTTAAGCTAATTTTTGTTTTTTTATTTGTTGCTTTTTGAAAGTCTGACTCTGTTACTTCCTGACTATTTAAGCTTCCAAACAGCTTTAAATCTAATCCACTATTTTTTACAGAGAAAAATGATTTTCCCTCATTATAAATAGAAAGAAATGCTTGTTGAGTATAGTTCATTTCTGTAATAAAACTGCCGTTTTCGTCGAAAATTTTAACATTCATTGTGTCCATTAAAACTTGCATTTTATCGCTCTCCTTTTGTCTTATACCAAGTGAATATTTTTCAATATATTACTATTATATTCAAAGATTTGACTAATTTTTGTAGCGCCTTCAAATGTATTGTCTTTGTGCCATTGGTCTGTTTTAGCATCAGTTGGTAGAGTTCTAACTACAATACCATATTTATTGACAACTTTTTCTGCATGTAAGTGACCAGAATGAATTTCTACAGTATTTGCTCCAACCATGTAATCTCTATACTCTGTAATTAGAGCATCTGCTACACGGTTTAGTCCTTTATCACCATGTAAGTTAACCAGAAGGATATTTTCCCATCTGAATAGTTTCTTAGCGTCCATAGAAGTATTCCACTTGACTTGAGGATACATCTTTGCTAACATAGAGACAAACATCCAAGATAAGTCTGCATCATGATTTCCGGGAATGTAATCTGCTACGACATTGGCAGAATTTTGTAATGCTGAATCTAAAAGTGTTACATAGAACTTAAATGCCTCTTCTTTTGCATTTTCTAAATCTACTAATTCAATTGGTGTGCCATTGGCTGTATGGCCTTTGTGGTTATTGTTGTGTAGTAAATCATTGCCAATAGGGAAATAGATAGTGTCCCATTTTTTACTTTCAAACAGTTGAATAGTTTCTGCAATTTTGTTTTTATAATCATCACATGTATTAATACCAAAGTGCTGGTCTACAAACGCAACAGATAGCATATTTTTACCTTTTTCTGTTGGACGTTTTACTGTACGAGGTTTAATATTTTCAATCTTTTTTAAGAATGTGTCTACATTAAATCCATCGACTTTTTTCTTAACAGTAATTTTACTAGAGTATAAAGTTTTAGTAATGCCACCTTTAGCATTTACATTATAAACACTATTGCGAGCACCAGTTATTTCCCACACATCTGGGTCGAAGCCATGTGCTTCTAATAAGAAATTTTCGTCTTTACCTTGTGCTTCATTCATTTCAATTAATTTATCTGACTTATGAGAACCATCCTTGACAATTTCTGTCGTTTCTTTGTAACTTGGTTTATCATAGTCTGATATCTTAATTTGTGAGAAATCTATAATTCCCCAGTCTTCTAACATCTTCCAAGCTGTTCCATATCTACGTAAAATGTCGCTACTATGCTCCATAATAGGGTGTTTCTCTTTAATTTCTGTCCAATCTAAATCACTTTCACGCTTAGATTTTAATAGCGCATCTTGTACTAATGCTAGTGCTTGCTCCTTTTGCCCTGTCATAATTTTCTCCTTTTATCTCTGCGTCTTTTGTTTTATAATATTAAAAAGTGAGGAAGACATGATTTCCAACCATGTCTATGTTCCTCCTGTGAGAGTAGTACTTTTTAATGCTAAAAATAAAAGAAAGACATGTCATCATGTCTACGTAAGATGCATCATCACATCTATATAATCGCCACTCCGCAATTATTTTTTAAAGATTGAATATTATTCTTCCTCTGAAGGCTCTACACCTTGGTCACCTTTAAATGTTAGAGTAATAGTTTCGCCATCAAAGCCGTTATCTTGCATTAATTCTACAATGTCATAAGTAAGAATTTGGTCGTCTAAAGTTTCTGTAATAGTTAATAGACCTGCTGGAATTGCTCCAATTGATAATTCACCTGTTAATGAAAATGATGTAGTTTTTTTAGCTTTTGATTTAGCCATATTAATCTTCTCCTTTTTTCTCTTGTTTATAGTAATTTTTATGATATTCTAATGTTTCAATTATGCGTGATATTTTTAAGTCTAATTTTAATATTTTATCTGCTGAGCTTGTATTACCGTTTATCAATTCTTCTTCATATAATTTCAATACTTGCTCAGATAGCTCTGTGAAAAAATCTTGATGTGCTTCCAGTAACACTGCCATATTATGATATTGATATTCTTTTATATCTAAATCCTGTTTAGACATATAATAGTTAGCTAGTGTACCATATGCATCAATTAGTTCAGTGGTGTGTTTTATCCCTTTTTCTAGTGAAATAGTATTGACAGCCAATGCTGACATATCATAGAGCTTTTGAAATGTAATCATATTTTCTCCTTTTAACTGTTTAGGTGTCACCTATAGTTTATATTTAGTTGTATATTCAGTTGTGTTTTATAGTACATTATTATATACTAAAACTATCATAAGAACAGATAATCGAAACATTTAAGGAGGTGTTCAATATGATATATGCACTTTAGGAGAGAGATACTATGAAAATCTCTGCTCTTATGATAGTTTTAATATATAAATTGGCAGACCGCCTAGGAATCGAACCCAGAACAAGAGGGTTGGAAGCTCTTGTGTTGCCATTACACCAACGGCCTATATAAAATATGCGCCATGAGAGACTTGAACTCCCGACCAACGACTTAGAAGGTCGTTGCTCTATCCGACTGAGCTAATGACGCAAATAGAACAAGTGACCCACACGATATCGCATGAATCACTTATGAGAGTAAAATTGTAAAAAGACCCAGACTAGTCAGGTGACTCTCAACATTGCCTTTCTGGATTCTGGTTATTTTGTTGCTGTTTTGTATCTGCAAGGATACGAGACCGTTCGCCTCTTAATTATTCTCTAACTTATCAATCGTCTCTCCAACTTCATCGGCATGTAAAGAGAAAGCTCCACGATAATTAGTTTCTAATTTATGTTGTACACTTAGATGACCCTCAAAATGTTTCATATAAACTTCAAATGGGGAAAGCTTTTCTTTGCCATAATATTTAAGTTTACGGTTATCATTTTGTAATGTTGAACCTACCACCACTACTTTACATGTATCATGAATTCGAGTTAGTGTCGTTTGTAGCTCTGTTAAGTCTAAATTTTGGGCTTCGTCAATAATTACAAAAGCATTTTTAAAGTTAACACCTCGTAAATATGACGTGGATACCATTTCAATTTTTCGATGACCTTCATCATTTTCATACCATTTTTCATAGCCGTCTGGGGCTAATTCATCTAGGGCATCAAATAGTGGGCTATAATAGATGTATTCTTTTTCAGATACTGACCCCGGAAGAAATCCTTGTTCTCGTACTGCTACAGTATTACGTACATATATAATGCGGTCATATTCTTCATTTTCTACTGCATAAACTCCCGCCGCCACAGCTAAACTAGTTTTACCAGTTCCTGCTTTTGCATCTACAAATACTGACTGTACAATATCTGTTGGAGACCATAGTGATTGCATATACGCATATTGATGCTTGTCTGATAGTACATTGTATCCTCGTTCTACTAACCAATTCCATCGAATATCTTTATCTCGGTATTTTGTCGCCATTAAGTTTGCTCCCTTTTCTAATAGAGACGGGGGAGTGATTTTAATTCCGTCTCTACGATATTTTTTACTACCAATATTTCTTCATTAATTCTGCCTTGCTCATATTATTTAACTCTGCTAAACTGTGAATATAGTAAGCGATATTATTGTGTTTGCTAATACCAATGTGCGACTCAAGATAATCGCTTAAGTTAGGATATTCATCTGCTGTGAAACTGTCTCTTGTAAATGCTAAAATTGATTCGCTGTTAATGATAAATGGCTTTGTTTCATTTAATGAGTGATTGCATCCTCCATTAACCCACCATCCATACTCTTCTTCCCAGTTCTCTGGTTCAATATTGCAAATATAAGCAAATTGCTCGTCTGAAAGTTCCCATACTTGTAAAGCTACATCTAGAAAATCTGGTTCCGCTTGAAATTTTTTCTCTGCATCAATATTTAATTCTTGAATAGCTAATTCTAAATTTGCACCAATAATTTGTACCATAGTAGCCTCCGATTTTCAAAGTTTAGAAGAATAAATAAAAAGCACATACCACGAATGATATGTGCTTGGTGGCGTGTAATTCTACTAATAGAATATAACCCCGGGTCATGCTGGTCGCACTACTTAGCCTAGCGATACGCATAGTCTAAGCAAGGACTAATTAAGGTAATACTTTCTTGGTATGACTCTCGTCATTTACTTTTCTTTGTAACATCACTTTACGTGTGAGAACGGTCTATTGGCAGATAGACTAGAAATACTCGATTTGGACGCACTTGATATATTTTCAGTGCTCATTATTTTATTAGCCGAGCCAACTACTAATTTCATGGCTGACCCGCACGAGTTAGCCACCGTTTATATTTATTAGCCTTTTAATTCATCTTTAATTTTCTTAGATTGTGAGAATGCTAGTTTATGTCCAGCTGCTACATCTACAGAAGCTTGAGCTTTTGCTGTTTCAACATCTACACCTTGTTCTTTTAATTCTGCAAATTTAGCAGGGTTGATTGCTTTGCGTGCTTTAGTTTCACGAACTTCAAAATCACCTAAGTCTGCAAATTTAACTTTACCATTTTCATCTGCTAATGCAAATAGAGTATCAGCTACTACTTGTTCTAATTCTTCTACTTGAGTTTGGTTAAGCTTAGGTAAAACTGGTGCTAATACCTCATTTTGTAATAATGCTGCTTGAATTGCTTTGATTTTGTCCTTTTTTAAAGTTGCCATAATTAAATCCATCCTTTTCTCTTTTGAGTTATTGTTTTTTTTGCCTACAATTTAAAACAGGAAGACAACACTTTTATTCGTAGGCTTGTGATTTTTACTGTCTTCCCTTAGATATGATTCCACTACGTGCGAAAAGCCTTGATAACAAAGGATTTTAATTCTCTTTTGTAAAAAATGCCTTATAAACGTTGATATATCAAGGTTTTGAAGAAATGGGTTTATCTACTATTCTTCCATTTTCTCTTGGATTCTAACTGTCTTTCTCGTTTACAGCCCTTACATAGTATTTCATTTACCTCTTTACTTTTAAATCTTTCAAGGCAATCTTCACATACAATAGTGCCCTTTAAATTGCTTTCTAGATTTTCTACTATTATATGTCCATATGCATCCCATAAAATATCTTTGGATTTACTTTTCTTTTCTACATATAGATATTCAATCAGGACATCTGCAATATAATCTTCCTTATTATTAATCTTTTTAAATTCCTCTTTAACTAAAGTATTAAAATAATATCCCGCACTCTTTCTGTCATTATGCTGACTAATTAAAAAGCGCTTCTTTTTGCTTAACTCTTCAAACTTCTCTATAATAGAAGGATTTACTGGAGCTGTTTTTCTTTTCATTAATTTCTTGTGATTTATTTTACCAGCGAGAGCGATAAATCTTATTGGCTTGTCTGGAATTAAATTCTCTAGTTTGTCAACAGTAGAGTTACCAGCAGACTCTACCAATCTGTCTTCTTTATCTTTTGCATATTTAAAGAAATGAGGAACTTTATTTTTTGTAAAAGACTTTAGAATTTTTTCTGCATACTCTGGTGGCTTAGGTAAAAACAATGTCTTGGCGAAGTCGATCACAAAGTTGTTATACATAGTAAGCCATTTAACAGCATTGACATCTGGATTAGGGCTATTCCATATTTTTGTAATATCATTACTAATAATACCGATATTAGCTTTGTATGCACTAGTTAAAGCATTGTACATATTCTCTGTATTGATTAGTTCTGCTTCAGCTTTGGCCATTTCATAATATAATGGAACAATTCCATCCATTTCTCTTTTTGCTACTTCAATTAAAGTTTCATCTTGTACAACTAGAGCTTTATCACCGTCGTTGTCAAACTGAAGTATTCTGGAAATTGGGTCGTGGAAGCTTGTATAAATTCCTTGTGTGATAAACCACTCTCCAATTTTTTCGTCTAAAATATTATTTCTTATTGCATGTTCTTTATATAAATGAGGCGCTCGTAAAACATCTACCTCGCCCTCATTAAATATATTGCAATAAACTTCTTTATTCTTTAGCAATCCATTAGGATTCTTTTCACCTAAGAACAGCCATTCACAAAAAGCATACAAATCTGGAATGATAAAGGTATAGTGACCATTAATTCTTAGCTTCCCAGACTTACCATCTTTAATTAAGCTTTTCTTTTTATTTTTAATCACTTCTCTAGCATGATTATCTGATAATAACTCTGGGTATAATAGTAATGCCTTTTGTAAATTATTTTTATTTTTATTTTGTTTTGTAGCACCTAACACTCTTAACATTGTTTTTTTATCTGTCCCTAAGTTTACAATGTCATCGATTGATGGCTGTGCTAAAGTTGTTAGTTCTTCTTCTGTCATTCCCACTAGTGTCTGTAGCATCTGATAATTAATATTGGCTTCTGAGCCTATATCTTCAATATTAAGTCTACTTGCTTCACATTGAAATTCTTTATATTTTCTTTTGTAATCATCCCAAGAGTCATAGTATTTCCACATTTTAAATTGAGACTTTGTAAGAATAATATTAATATTGTCATCAATGATATCAAACTCTTTACCATAAATATCTGTGATTTTAGTTTGATTATGTTCTAGTGCAAATTTTTTAAAATCGAATGGAGCTACCATACCCTTCATCCAAGGCATACGGAACATAAAAGTTTTAGAGTGTACAGAAGGTAACATAATCCCGCATCCATCCATATGTTCAATAGGTAGGTACATTTCCTTTCTTTCTATTTCATAAGTTTCTCTATCAATATGGTCAACCTCTGCAAATACATCTGTACAAATATCGTCTACGACTACTACTCTATCAATATTAAATCTTGACCATTTTGCTGATGCAGAGCTGATAAGTGCTAAGTAAGCCTGATACTTATTAGTGTTTACCCCGCCTTTTTCATTAATAACAGTAGGAGTTAAACCACATGTGATAGAATTTTCATATTTTTCATACATCTCCGAATTGATACAAACTATTTTCTTCGTTCTAATTTGTCCAGCCGAAGATGTGAAATACTGATATTTTTCTCCGTTTAGTACAAAACCATTTTTAATAATATTGTTCAATATATCATAGTGGTAAATTCTGATTATAACTAATTTATCGGTAATTTGATTAGGTTTAATTTTACATGTGCGAGTTAAAGAAGATTCAAATAGACTTACAACTTTATTTTCTTTTATTGCATCTTCTCTGACTGAGCGAGTACCTTTAAATTTATTTATTTGTTCTTTTAATTGTTTATTTATTTCACCAGATATTTTATTTATAATTTTTAAATGTTTCTTTTTAAATTGATACTCTTCTTTTTTCTTGATTCTGCTTTTAATTCGCAAAGATTTCATATATCTATGATGAAGTTCATTTTCTTCATCTGTATAAAAATCTATAGTTTCTAAAGAATATAAATGAATTTGATTTTGTAACTCTTCTTTTTTAGTCATAGTACACTCTCCCGTTATTGCTTTTATTACTCTCCCATGTATTCTTTAACCATTGCAATCTTAATCTCTTTGAACTCTTTCATATGTTTAATTGACTGTCCCCAAGATAATGTTTCATATAACATTTCCGCTGTTTCATCGTGGCTATACATTTCTTCTAAGTATGCTACCACTTCTTCTCCTGTAAAGTATGTTGTTTCTGTTTGAAAACCTAGTTCCTCAATAATATTTTTTTTCATAATATTCTCTCCATTTCAATTTAGTAGTTTTGTTACGGCTTCTTTCTCCCGTTCATACACCTATTATACTAACATCTTCCTCCACAGTCAAAATATTTTCTAAAATAGTTTTCTCTTCCTATTATAAGATCATTACAAAATAAATTATTTTATCGTTCCTATTGACTCTAATCTATTTGTCTATTATAATGTGTACATGAGTGCTGAAACTCGTATAAAACTATAGGAGGTAGTTATATGCAAAACTACAAAAAGAAACAGGAGTCGTTCCGAGTTAAATTAATTATTGTAAAACAAAACTGGATTCATCCAAATGGAGAGAGTGGTATTTACCAGTGTAGATTAGCAGAAACCCCAGAATCTGAGGTTCGAACAAACTACGCTGGAATCTTTAATATTAAAGGTAGTATTCCCTACGAATTAAAAGTAGATAAAACTTATGTTGTTTATTTATTCGGAAGTCCTGAATATAATGAAAAGTTTAAAAGCTATACGTATCGGATAGACCGCTTTGAAGTTGAACAACTCACTCTACCAGAGGAGCAGTTTGAGTTCTTGGCAACTGTTACAACCGAAGACATTTATAAGCAACTAGAACAGCTATATCCAAACCAACCTATCATTGATTTAATTTTTGATGATAAAATTGATTTGACTAAGGTTCATGGCTTAAAAGAAAAGTCTTTCAATAAGCTAAAAGAAAAGTTGGAAATGTATCGTGACTTAGGCAAGTTGCAAAACTTACTTCGACCACTAGGAGTCACTATTAAATCTATTAAAAAAATTGCTAACCATTTTGGCAATCCAGATACAGCATACTATAAGGTTAAAGAGTCAATGTATAATTTATGTGAAGTCAAAGGATTTGGATTTACTAAAGTTGATGAGATTGCATTAAAAGCTGGCACTGACCCACGAGACGAGTTACGTATTAAATACTGTCTTGGATTCTTAATAGAGCAGGGCGCTAGTAATGGACACTCATGGGATTATCGAGATAATCTAAAAGTAGAGGCAGTAGATTTATTAGAAATAGAACCATTGCACATTGATGAGTATTTAGATAAACATCCATATATTAAAGGTGAGTTCTATGATTATTCAGATATTCTTGTAGTTGGTGATTTAGTTAGTACATTTGGAATGTATTATGATGAACGCAACACTTTAGACAACTTAGACCGAATCGTAAGAAACTATATCCCACTATCAGATGACGGTGCATATTTCAATCAGTTGATTGACAGCGTACAAGATTCTCTTGGGCTGATTTATAGTCAAGAACAGCGAGATGCAATTTTAGAGGCAGTTAAACATGGAGTTTATATTGTAGAAGGTTCTGCTGGTACAGGTAAAACAACTATCATCAAAGCAATCGAGCAAATCCAATCTAAACGAGGAGTTCCAACTTTGGCGGTAGCTTTGTCTGGTAAGGCTGCTAATATTTTAAACTCTAAAGGAATTGAGTCAGCAACAATCCACCGAGCATTAGGATACAATGGCGAAGGGTTTGCTCATAATTCAGGAAGTCCACTTCCTTATGGTTGGTTAAATTTAGATGAAGCAGGGATGACCAGTGCAAACTTGTGGAATTCTTTAACCTCAGCAATTCCGGATAAAGGTCAACTTATTATTTCTGGAGACTCTGGTCAGTTGTCAGCAATTGGAGCTGGAGACGTACTGAGAGATTTATTAAATTCTATTCGTTTCCATAAATCCTCTTTAAAACAAATTCATCGTCAAGCTCAGGATAGTGGAGTAATTGAAGTTGCTCATAAAGTCCGGAATGGTGAAAACATAACATCTTATAATCGTGAATTGAATGAAATCTTTGGTAAAAAGCAAGACTTGCAAATTATTACCCAGTCTAAACCTCGTAAAGATGATGTTGTCATTCATCAATTTATGACAGAAGAGGAAGAAAAAGAGGCATTTAATCCAATTTATAAAACTGCTAAACAAATTATTGAGGCTAAAGTTGCTCAGATTAAATTATCTGATGACCCAGAGCAAGAGTTAATGGATTTCCAAATTATTTGTCCAACTAAAGCTGGTTCATTAGGTGTAGATTCTATCAATAGATACTTCCAACATATTTACAATGATAATAAAGAAGGTATTTCAAAAAACAATGTCACTTTTAAAAAGGGTGATAAAGTAATCAATAATGGTAATAGCTACAGTATCATGGGTTATGAAACTATTAGTGACTATTTGCACAATAAACCTATCATGGGTAAACCAGCAGAACTAAGCGAAGAATTAAAGCAAGAATACGAAGAAGAAGGAATTAATTATTCAGAAGATGACTTAGAACCTTCTCCAGTGACATTTGATTTATTTAATGGTACACTAGGAATAGTAAAAGGAACTTATGAGGATAGACAACAAATCCTAGTCAAGTTTGATGGTCTTGATGCACTAATTGCAATTCATATTGATGATTTAGATTCTCTAGGTCTTGGATATGCCATATCAATTCATAAATCTCAAGGTAGTTCTATTCCCAATGTTCTGGTTTTATTTGATTTCAGTGCATTTAAACTTCTGTCTAAACAATTAATTTACACGGCAATAACTCGTACATCAAGTGGTAAGTGTATTGTATTATGTGAAAACAATGCGTTATTCAAAGCGATACAAACAGATAGTTCTGGAAACAGAAAAACATTTATGAAACTATTCTTAGAACACCTAGATAGTATACAATTAGAAGAAGAAAATAAAAACTTTGGAGAGGAGAAATAAAATGGGATTCTTTACAGGCCTATTGGCATGGATTATGCTTATTATTGTATGTATCATGCTTGGAGTAATTGTAATGTTACCTTATATGATTGTTAGTTATTTTACAAATAAATAAAAATAAAAATGAACTTGTAATTTTACTTGCAAGTTCATTTTTTATGTTGTATAATATAAGTATATTAAAACCAAGGAGAGATAAGATATGAAAAAGTTTAAAAATATTATGAAACAACGAATTTATGAATCTAATTATGACTTTTGGATTGGTTTAAACATTCCATCAGAATATGCTAAAGTATTAGCAACTAATTTATTTATGTACACTTTTTATCAGCGAGGTCTTATAACAAAAGAGGTATTAATGGGCACGGCTGAAAAAATGAAATTAAAACTAGTTAACTATTAGAATAAAAGAGGTGTAGTAAATTGAATATAAATAATCTAAATAATGGAGATATTATAAAAGATTATAAATCACTATGCATGATGTTAGGTCTTGAAAAAGCAAAGACTGGGGAAGCTAAGACGAAGCATCTTGCAGACCTATTAGAATATGTAGATTACACTATAGATGGCAGAAAATTTATCATAAATAAAGTAATTAAAACTAATTATATAGAAAAAAGAAACAAGAGAAACACACCGAAACATATAACTTCTATGAAATTACTATTGTTAAATATGCTTAGGGAAGCTCAAGATAATGTTCAGTACTATTCAAAAACTGCTCTTGCCACAGCGTTACATTTAATAGGAGATAGATATGGTGAACTATTCTCTAATAGAAATAGAAAAATCATTGCAGAAAGTATAGGTTCTGATGAAGTATATATAACTGATTTTTTCAATTCATCTACTCCAGCTTATAAATCTGCATTGAATACCATACTGAGCCAACTAGAAAAAGATGGAGCGATATTCTGTAATACTGTAACTATGATAACATACAAAAATGAAAACAACGTTGAAGAAACCATACCAGCAACAAGTACAGAGTTAAAAGAAATGTTAAAGATACAAAAAGAGTGCATGAAAAAATTCGGAAGAACTATGCAAGATATCTATAATAAAAATCTTTCTGATGAATATTATTTTTTATTAAAAACTACTCTTAGAGAAAAGTTAGGTATAACATATCACTATAAGGCATATGAAATACAAGGCCTTGATGAATCTTTAGAAGATGAATACAATTTCTTGTTGCAAGAAGAGGGTATAGACCCTAGTGTTATTGACAATATGAAACACTATTTGGGACAGCGAATATATAAAGAATGGCATCAAAGTAGTATGAAACGATTTTCCACTAGAAAAAGAAATGCTTTAAAACAAACGTCATTTGGAGATGTCAAAGACATTTACAAACCACGGGTGTCTGA